GGCAGCACCTGGTTTTACCTTCAAAAAGTTTTTAAATAAATCAGAAACTGCTTTTAGAGGCGATTTTGCTAAATCTGTTGCAATATCAAAAACTTTAGATGTAACCGCACGAATAGAATTAATAACTCTAGTAAATCCCCCCCTCATAAGAGAGAAAGAAGAAGTAACAAATCCAAGAGATGATTTAAAGATGCCACGAATGTCAGTTAGTTTTCGTAGATTTGCTGCTGTACCTTTTGTAAGAGCAGATATTCCTAAAAGACCAAATCCAGTTCCAAATAATCTTTTAAGAGCATCAGTTGCCCTATCAAAAGTAGAAGTTAGTTGTGGTTCTATTTTTTTTATAGGTGCAACAAGTGCTGCAGAAACAGTTTTTTGTAATTGCCCTTCTTGACCAACTCTTATTTGTCTTTCTACTAATTGCTTTTCCTGATCCTGCTCTAAACGAAGTCTTTGAGATTCTAAAGCACTATCACTCTGTATTAGCGATGCAATACCTTGCAATCCAAAGGTTACACCAGAAACTTCTGAACGAATATTATCAAGTTGTCCTTGAATTGAAACTAGTGGTGAACTATAACTATCCATTAGATGCGTTCTTCAGGTTTTCTTCTTCAATATACTGTTGGAGAAGACCAACATAAACTTCCCTCTCCCACGGTATCATATTCTCTAAATCACTCAAAGAATATTTATGATGCTGAAGCAGTGCAAAATTAGTTTTATAATATGACGCAAGATCTTCATGCGCCATCGCTAGGCGAAAAAAGATGTTAATCCCTCAAGAACAACTTCACTTTCTACTCCAGTATTTGGATTTTTGATATTAATTGTATGAGAAAGTTTGGGCATAGTCTCAAAGAATCTTTCTATTTCTTTAAATTGACTTGATGTAAGTTGCTCAAGAAACTCATTCAACTCTTTTTTAGTTACATCAGATGCTGCCCAAGATTCCTCTTCATTATAGATTTGTTCAACACAAGAGGTAATCATACCAAAAGTATCTTCAACTGATACTTCAGATTCATTTGAAAAATTACTCTTAATAAATTCTTCCATCGAAGGATACTTCATTCTCAAGGTTAAACTATCATCAAGTTTAATATCACGAGAGTGGTCTGATTTTACCTGAACTTTAATCTCATCTAGATTAATACTTACTGGAACTTGGGTTTTTTCATCATCCGGGCAAGTAATAAGAACATCAACTTCCTCCCCAACAGATTTACCTCTGATATTCAGAAAAAGATATTCAATATCAAAAGTTGAAAGTTGTTCAATCTTGATACCTCTGGTAATAATACAATTCCCAATTACTGTTTTTACTGCTTCAGCAATCTGCTTTGGATCCTCACTCTCCATTGCGATGATAAGAATTTTTTCTTCCTTAACTAGAAAGGGGCGATACTTGACTGACTTTTTTAAAGAAGGAATTTCCAACTCATATGTTGGTGTAGAAATCTTTGGTAAAGGCATAATAAGTTATTTGATTAAAAATATTTAGTTGATGATCGGTTGTCCAGTAGAATCAAAAAATCTTCTATTAACTTCAGCAGTCGTTCTTGTGTCAATATTCGGATTATAAAAAACAACGCCACTCTGACCACGAACTGGAACTAATGGTTCTTGAGAAATAGTTTGATTTTGTTTTGGATCATTCGATTCTTTATTATTATCGTTTCCTCTATACTGATTAATACTTAATGCTTTGCCAGCAATATAACGGTCATATTGAAATGAAGCTGATACTTTTAAGACATCTGAAGCAACATAAGAAATCTGCGGAGGACTTATATATATTGGCCAAAACCCTTTGAAGGTATATTCGATTTCTGCTTTATAGTCTCTATCAAATTTAATAATTCTGGTAAAATTAGATTTATAATATTCTGGATATTGCATTCTTACAAAATAATTTTCTTCATTTTGACTAACTGCTGGAGAAACACCATTAATATTATTATGCGACCCACTCGCAATAAATTCTATCCAGGATTCTAGAAATTTAAGAGTTTTATATTTACTATCAACATAAAATTCAAGTGTTATTTCACTATAACTTCTACTATAGGCAAACTTTTCTTGAACTCCCATATAGTTTCCATCAACCATTTTTACATTCAATTGGGAGGTGGGAAGAGAAGCGGAATAACATAGCAATCCAGCATCACCCACAACAAATCTAGATGTAACTCCTCTTTTACGAAGATAATCTTTTAATTGATCTGGCAATCCACCAAATTGAACTTCATAGTGTGAAGATTGGGCAAGATTTGTTAATAGTGGTTTTATATCAGATATTCTGCGTTTAATAGCCACTCTAAATACCTTATACGAGTCTTATGTTATAAGTATTTAGATGTCTTACAAGGGAAAATATCAACCTTCATTTCCTCAAAAGTATAATGGAGATCCCACAAATATCATTTATAGGTCTCTATGGGAAAGAAAGTTTTGTGTTTATTGTGACTTAAATGAAAAAATTATATCTTGGGAATCTGAAGAAAAATGCATTCCATACCGTTCACCATTAGACGGTAAGATTCATAGATATTTCCCAGACTTTCTCATAAAAGTCAAAGAATCTGATGGTTCAATTAAAAAATATATGATCGAAATCAAACCTAAAAAACAAACTGTTCCGCCACCAAAACCTCAAAGGCAGACAAAGAATTATATTCGTGAGGTTTATGAGTATGCTAAAAATCAATCAAAGTGGGAAGCAGCAAAAGAATGGTGTGCTGATAGAGGATATGAGTTCAAGGTAATCACAGAGAATGAACTTTTTTAGTTATAAATAACTAAAAAGACTGCGATAAAAATGGGCGAATATTATACATATGCTTATCTTCAAAATGATGGATTGCCATATTACATTGGAAAAGGTAAATGTCGCAGATTATATGACCATAGAGGAAAAAATTGTAATCCACCAAAAGATAAAAATAGAATAATAAAGTTAAAACAGAATCTTACTGAAGAAGAGGCATTTAGACACGAAGTTTATATGATTGCCATATTTGGCAAAAAATGTGATGGGACTGGTATGTTAATGAATATTGCCGATGGTGGTAATGCTCCTCCTAAAATGTATGGTGATGATAGTCCAACAAAAAGACCAGATGTTAGAGCAAAAATAGGTGCGGCAAATAAAATAAAATTAAAGGGAAAAAAAATCCCGAAAGAGGTAAGACAAAAACAATCAAATACTTGGAAAGAAAAATTAAAAAATAATCCAAGACCAATGTCTTACTACACAGAAAATTTAAAAAAAATGGCAGAAAGAAATAGAAATGATAAGGAGAAGCATAAGCGACATAGTGAAATGATGAAGGGTAGGCCAAGTTCCAATCGGAAACCAGTTCTTTATGATGGGAAAGTGTATTTGTCTATGACCGAAACTATAGAAAAAACAGGACTTTCTAGATATCTTATCCTTAAAAGAGGTGGAAAATTTATCAATAAGGATGAGATTAAGTAATGCCGAGAAAGACTCTAAAAGATAGGGGAAAAATAAATCGTATCAGTCCTCTAGTAAAAAAACTTATTGGAACAGAAAATTCTGACGACTTAATGATTGAATTAATGGATATTTTGTCCGAAAGTAAAGAACCTCCAAAAGTTGGTAAGTTTTATATCTTTGTTTATAATGCTAAAACCACTGGCATAAGATATGATCAGAATCCTCTTGTTGCTGTAACTAATGTATTCAACTGGGGATTTAAAGGGTTAAATTATCATTGGGGAGAATCTAGACAATATACATGGGATGAAATTGCTGGAGGAATGTATGAGGTTTATAATACGGAAATTGAAGATTTGCGAAGACTGCCTTTTAGTAACATTAGAACTAAATAATTAGAAAACATAAATGTCTGAGCCACTACGATATCCACTAAAGAAACTTGATAAATCTGATGATTATTTAAAGATTGATATTTTAGACTATCAAGCACCTGGTCTTGGATTTTCTCCAGGTTCTTTGGCTTTAGCAACTTCTGATGATGTAGATTATGGCAAAAAAGTTCCCATAAAAACAATCATTCTTCCTATTCCAGATGGAATAGGGGATAGTAATGGTGCTCAGTGGGGTGAGAGTGGTTTTAATCCAATTAGCTCCGGATTAATTAGTGCTAGTGCTGAACTTTTAAAAACCAGTTCAATGGGAGAAGGAATACAAAAAATTAAAGATCTGACGGAAAAGGTTACTAAAGCAGCAAAATCTGGAACCGCTCAACAAAGAATACAAGCAGGAGCAATAGGATTAGCAGTGAATACTCTTTTCAATTCAAGTATAAAACCAGGAGAACTTTCATCTAGGATTGGTGGGATTGTAGCAAACTCAAATATCGAACTTATATTTCAAGGATTAACTTTTAGACCGGGTTTTACTTTTGGATTTGATATGGTTCCACGTTCAGAAAAAGAATCGAAAGAAATTAAAGAAATTATTAGGGCATTTAAAATCAACAGTGCAGTTAAAAAGGGGGCGGCATTTGAAGGTGCTGCTGGATTATTTTTAACTGCACCAAATGTCTTTAGAATTCAATATATGAGTGGTGCAAATCCACATCCATTCTTAAATAAGTTTAAAATTTGTGCTCTCAAAGGTATGAGTGTTAATTATACTGGTTCCGGAACTTATGCGACTTATGCTGATGCTACTCCAGTTCATATGATTATGACTTTAAATTTCCAAGAACTTACACCAATCTTTGCAGAAGATTATAAGAATTCGGATAAAGGAGTTGGATACTAATGTCTTACTTTAGAGAATTACCAAATCTAGAATATCAATCATTCTTATCAGATCGCAAAGCATCTGATGAGTATTTGACTGTTAAGAATCTATTTCGTCGTGTAAAACTTCGTGACGATTTACAAAATGTCTTTACAATCTTCGATAAGTATCAGATTGTAGATGGTGCTCGTCCAGAAACAGTAGCAAAAGAACTTTATGGAAGTTCTCAGTACGATTGGGTAGTTCTTGTAAGTTCAGGTATTACAAGAGTTAGAGACCAATGGCCACTTTCTGATAAGGATGTTTATGATTATGCAGAGTCAATATATGGAACTGATTTAAATGCTGTACATCATTATGAAACTACTGAAGTCAAAGATAGTAGAGGTAGATTAATTCTTCCTGCAGGTAAAGTTGTAGATTCAACTTTTACCATTCCTAATCCAAGCAACCCATTGGCAACATTAAATCCAGTAATTGGTGTGAGCAACTATGAATATGAAGTCTTAAAAAATAATGAAAAGCGTAGTATCTATGTCCTTAAACCAAGATATCTACAACAAGTAGTTACAGATACAAGAAAAGCGATGACTTATGATAAATCATCGCAATATGTGGATAATAAATTAATCAGAACTGAAAATACTAGAGCATCAAACCCATAAGAGTTCTAGATTCTTATCAAACATCATCACATATCGGTGCTTGCGGGAGCGGTCTTTCCATTCTCCTTCAGCACCTTTTACTTTTCCACGAGAGTGTTTAGTTCCGTCTGAATAATAGAAATCTTTTTTAGGGTCTGTGAGACCTGCATATTTAAAGTTACAAGCACGATAAACTGTACCAGAATGGTAATCTGAATCAGCATAAGAAATGATTGCTTTAACTTCAGTATCTTTCCGAAGTTGTCTAATCGCTCGTGACACAAACCAAGAAGTGATGTTATATTCGCGTGACTGCGTATCAGGGTGGATGCAAAGTCTTGAGAGTTCGAAGAGTCCTTGTTGTTCATTTCGTTCTAATCCAAATGCTCCTTGTGCAACTTCGGGAACAGGGAGTCCAGTGAAAATTACTGCCCCAAGTAACTGTCCGATGTTTAATGGACAAAAATCGTTCTTTTTAAAGAGACCAAAATTTTTTCCAGATTTATATCCTTTTGATATATCTTTAAGGTAATGATATTTTAATATCAATTCATCCGCTTGTTTTTTCGTTATTCGGTCAATATAATAGTCGGATTTCATAAAAAAGAGGGAGGACCCTCGACCTCCCTCATATTATAGCACCTTATCAACCCTTCGTCAATTTTTTGCCTTTATTCCACGGAACTCTTCCTTTAGTTGCTTCACTTATTTTTTTTCTAGTTTCTTCACTATGTTTTTGTTTTGGTTTCCCTCTTGCTCTTAAACCTTTTTCTATATCAGACTGTTTTCTTTTTTCAGTCATAGTTTTTGGAGTTCCTCTATTTGCTTCGGCAATTTTTCTTTTATGCGATTCTGATAGAGGTTTTCCAAGTCTTCCTTTTCTTCTGTTTTCAATATCTTTTTCAGTCATTATTTTTCCAGAACACCCATCTCCACCATCAGTTTTATTATGAAGAATTCCTGTTTCTAAATCTTTTCTCCCAAACACAGCAATCATATAGATTTCGTGATTAAATGCTTGCTCTTCTGTAAGATTTTTCTTTAAAAATAAAATTCTTTCTTTTGAAGGGGGATAAAAAGTGCCGTGCTTTAAAAATGCTCTTCTGCCTCTACCTTTACCAATATAGTAAGGTGTTCCGTCTTCACGCAAATATGCGTAAGTGTAAAAGTTATTCATACTACTTTATTCGTGGTTATATCTATTTATACAAGAAAAGGAGCATTTCTGCTCCCGTTCTTTGCTTAAACAACCACGAATAAGCATTAATATTTAGTCTTGCGCCAAGCGAGCGAAATACTGTAAAGCATCATCATCATCCTCATCTTCTTCAACCGCAGCAGCACGGCGAGTAGGTTTCAGAGAAGACAGTTCATCACGGAGATCCTCAGTCAGTTCCTTCGCAGGACCACGAGAATAGGTCTCTTCTTCTGCAACTTCTTCGTCCACACGACGAGAACCTTTGGAACCCAGTACATACTCAAGACGCTTTTTCAGTTCATCATAGGTCTTGAACTGATCGGGAGCAACGAGTTCAGCAAGAGAATACTGCTTCTTCCAGATTGCTTCCATCTCATCATCATCGTCCAGTAGAGCACCTTGTGCGGCAAACTCACTGGAGTCATAGTTGCGATAACCAGCAACGTTCTTTGCCTTCAGTTTGAAGTTAGCACCTTGCCAGAAGTCAAAAGGATCAATAGGAGTTTCGTCTTCAAACTCAGGTTGCATTGCAGCAGTAATCTTATCAAAGATTTTCTTACCAAACTTATAAAGGAAGACTTTACCTTCGTTCTGGGGATTAGATGGATCCTTTACAACATAGATGTTGCTTACATAAGTCAGTTTACGCTTCTGCTTACGGGCAATCTCTTTACCAGCATCAGTACCATTGTTCCAGAGTTCAGAATTTAGTTCCGACACAGGATCCTTCTGACCCAGAGTGGTCAGAGAGTTCTCAATATACCAACCACCAGAACCTTGGAAGGCATGAGAGTACAGTTTCACAAACGGCAGATCTTCACCGTTAGGAGCAGGAAGGAAACGAATGACGGCATAACCGTTGCCACTCTTATCACATTCGAGTTTCCAGATACGATCATCGCCAGATGATGCGCCATTATTCATTTTTTCAACTTCCTTGACAAGTTTAGCAGTCAGGGAACCAAGTTTGGATTGTTTTTTAAGATCAGAAAAGCTCATTTTGGATTTGTTGGGTAAATTGGATGTTTTGGATTTACTTGGATAGTATAGCAAAGACGGTCTCACTTGTCAATGAATTGCTTGAGAGACTCAATGGTTTTAGTCATACTACCAAATAATATATTCATATCAGTTTCTGGTGGGAATCCCATCAGGGCAACTAACTTGCGTAGGTTCTCTTTCATCTCAACCGCTTTGGGGTCGTCCGAAAGAGACAACCTAGTATACATCACTCTTTGCTTTTCTAGCAAGAGTTCAAGTTTTTCAATGTGTTCCAGTTTAGTTTCGCGGGACATCATACCAAAAGTCAAAATACTTCCGTAAATTTGCTCTTGCAACTGATTGATTTCTTTCAGTTCATCTTGAATAATATCAGAATCAAAAAAGTTACTCATTTACAATTTCCCGTAAAATTTTTTTATAAGAGAACACGTCAATATTTAGAAATGGATTGTACTTGCGAATTTTTAAACTTACGGTTTCCCACACTGGATCCAAAAGTTTTTTATCAAAAGTTTTTGAGAAACCAAATATTTTGTCGTAAATTACTAAGGTTTCTAGTGATAATTGCCCGCTTAGAAACTTTTTTAGGACTGGTGGATGCCCTTTGGAACAATTCAAGGCATCCTCTAATTTGGTCCCCAAGAAGAATTCGTTGCTTTGTTCCTTGAATAAGTAAGTCAAACTCTGTTGTCTTCGCATCCAATCTGCGTAAGTCCTTTCTCCAGAATTGATAATTTCGCCAATCCATATTTGATTTACGCTAGTAGATTCTACAAAGTTTGCAACCAAGAAATTAACAATCTCTTCGTCCTTATACTTTCGACTTGTTTTTTCGAACCAATATTTATCGGTTCGACGGTTAAACGATGTTAAAGACGCACGGACTTTTTTATTATATTTGAAGTAATCATATTTTGAATTACTAAAATGCGATTTCAAAGCAAGGTATTCACAATAAACTTGATATGGAGACACCTTCAATTTATTACATTACAATCGTATGTATCATACCACGCTTCTGAAGTGAAGTCAATCTGCCTTTTCAAGTTTTTTCTGGTGATAAAGTTCTCGTTTGCGTTGATTTAATCTATCTTTATTTTTAGCACGCCAGGCACGCTCTGTCTCACGACGCCTCTCTATTCTTTTGTCTCTCCACGATTTCGCTCTATCTGGGTTTGCGTGGTAATATTTCTTATTATACTCACGCATATATTCTTTCTTATGCTTCTCACGCAATATAGGGTCAAGCGGCAAACTTGAACCATTTTTTCCGCCATCGTGTATATTAATTAGTATTCCACCATCACATTTTCTACCATAGACAGATATTAACCATTCTTCGAATATGTAGGCATCTTCTTCAATATCAAAATATTTTATAATCTTAATTCTGTCTTTATCGTCAGGGCATATATCTCCGCCACCTCTAATATGAGGATTATAGCACCTTCTACCAATACCCTTACCAACATAATAAGGAGTCCTATCCTCTCTCAAATAGAGATAAACGTAATACATTTCTGCTTTGACTGTCGTTATAGTTATTTATACAAGAAAAGGGTCATAAAGACCCCATTCTGCTTGAATAACGACAGACAAGCACTATTATTTATTACAATTATAAAGGCAATTTTGCTCTCGAAGTGCGTTTCATAAAATTTAAATTAATCGCATCATTTTTAAGTTTTTCTTTAAGCGGT